CTAGAATTTCCACTTATGGGAAACCTGAATGTTCTCAATGTGGTCTTTGGCGATACCCACCTGAACCTCTAAGGCCCTATCGTAATTATAGTTTCTCTGAATACTCAAAGGCAAGTAAAGGTCTCTATCGTGGTTCACTCCAACACCCACTCCAACTTCCCAGTTCCTCTTGTATTCACTATCTGCCAACTGCTTCACAACTGGGGTCATGTCGATGTTGGTCTTTACGATACTTTGAGAGCCTTTAGGAAACTTAGTGGACTGGTAAGGAATCTTTAAGGTCTCGCCCTGTACGTTAGCGGTGAACTCGTGTTCAACTATGAGGTCTGGGTCTTCCTCTGTGGTCTTTGGTGCCAAAGTTACCTCAGTGGTCTCAGAGACCGCCGAAGGGGGGGAAGAAGACACTTTATTTTCAACCGACTTCTTTGGTGTTTTATTAAAAATTGGATAGCAGTTATAACCGAGAAGGAAAGAAGCTATAACTACTATCGTAATTACAATGATAGCAAGTATATATTTTATTTTAGTAGCCATTAGCAAGTAGCTCCTTATTGTTAACTTATAGAATCTTAGTGGACTGGTAAGAGGGGAATAAGAGTATCTAAGATTTATAAGTCTTATAAGGTAGCAATAAGCTAGCTAGCTAATAGCTAACCTATAGCTAACATTATCTAACATATACCACATAGCTAAATAACCCTATGGACTATATGTAGAAATATTAGTCTTATATATACACTTTTCTCCCCTTCCTTCGTAATGTGTGCCAATTACCGAGTTTGTATTATTGTGTGCCAATTAATTTTCTTGTTCTAAATTCTGTTTCTAAATCTATTTAGGCTCTTTAAATGCATCTTACCAGACTCAAATTTATCATTCATGCTTTCAGGCTTTCCCCACCCAAAGACACCACCATCTGGGGCAAGCCACTTCTCAAGCTCCTCTTCAATGTGTTCACTCATGCCTGTGTCTGCATCTCTGTCTAACACATCGTGCCAATGAGCGACTGCCATAGCGAGCGAATCAAGCCTATCATCGTGAGCTAAAGCACCCTTTTCAGCACATAAGCGTGTCATTTGGTAAATGAAAGAATACGCAGGGTCTCTTTCATATACTTTAAAATCATCAAGCACCACTGAAGTATTCAAGACAATCTTATGAGCCATTAAGAGGGGCTCTAAGGTATCTATGATTCTCTTTTCCTTCTGCTGTCTGCTATTAACCTCTGTCACTGAGCAGGGGTGAATCTTCGTTAAGACAGGCTTAAGAAGCTGTGAGAACATACCATCACCAAAGTTACTTTCTATGACAACCTCATTGACACCATAGAATTTCGCTTTATTTGCAAGAGTATTTAAAGTGCCCTCAGAGTAACCTTCTCTGTAGCCACCAATATCAATGATGAACAAATAGCCATTAAGGAACTTAACGATACTATAAGCAGTCTCATCTTTACCACGTCCAGAGGGGTCAATAGCCATAACTGTCCCTGTGTATTCGGCTGTCTCCTCAGAGCGGCTTAGAGGTGCATAGAAGTAATCACCTTTAAGAGCCACGGAAGGAACCTCATGAAGCCTTTTAGTGCCTTCAGTACACCAAGACCATTTAAGGCTAGTTTGTTTTAAGTCAAGGTCAGCCACCATGAAATCTTTGACTTTCAGCGGATACTTCTCCGCATCAGACAAATTGGTATTGAGCATAAACTGAAGAGCGAACCCTGCCTTACCATAAGACAACTTTCGCTTCTCAATTTCTTCCAGTGAGAAGCGGTCAGGGTCAGTCGGAATCATTTCCCCTTCATATGCTCTAGGATTTCCGTCATACTTCTCAGCAATAAAAGGTGCAAGGTCTTCACCATATGTCTCCCTTTCGTGCATTGAAGAGGGATAAAGGACAGGCCAGATACGTCTTGAATAACCACGCTTCGTCAGTTCATTATAAAGAGACATCTCATTCTGGGGTGTCCCCAGATAAATAATCTTACCACCAGGCTTTAAGACTGCATCAAATTCTTTTACGGCTTCTCCGAGTTTATCTCTCTGTACCTGTGTTCCCGAGTTGTTTGGTACTTCTACCATTTTGTATTAACATAAGTTCGTTAGGCTTATGCCACCTTCGATTTAAGCTATCTACGACATTATCATGAGCAGTGACAAATATGCATGTATCAGCAGAATATACTTTGTTTCCTTTACATTTAATATCTTTATCTAAATGCATATTTTTCTCCACGCTCCCATTCCTCATATCCTTCTAGCTCCTGTACAGAGTTCAAGAAGTTTTTGAATGAGTGCCAGCGTTTATCTACAGTACATCCTGTGTAGCATGTGTCATAACCCCCATAGCATCGTTTGAGCATATTAGCCCACAAATCATACACTCTGCGTATGATTGAGTTTCCTCTAGTAGGAATTTTCATATTAGTATCTAAGTAGCCAACACCATACACCGTTTTAGCACGACAATCTTCAATATGTCCTGAAGCTATATTAGTTACCTGTACATTACATACCCATCCACTCTCAATGAATCTAATAGTAGCTCTAGCATGTTTACGTCTATTATTTGGCAATCTTTTACCAGAGGTGTAATCAAGAATTTTTATTTTTCCTTTAGGTGTATTTACAATACTTCCTACTTTATATTTTGTTGTCATGTTAGACATTCACTCCTTAAATCAAAAATGCTTTATATTACTATAAAGATTAGACTATATCTTAACTACAATGTAGTTCCATGTGCTTCCCATCACTTGATGGTACTTCCTTTCGGAATAGTCGTTACACGTTCCCTTTTCAGGGCTTCGCACGGTATTGTCCTTTTTAGGAGTTCCACCGTTTTCGCATGGTTTATAGACGACATAAAAGTTTATCGTCTGCAATCAATAGGTCAGCACGAGAACCAGTAATCTGACCAGTAATACCTACAGACTTTACAGAAGGGGAAATATCAGGAACAGCAAGCCCCACATCAAACAAGTTCTGTGTGTCTCTCTGCCCCCTTCTGGTCTGAAGTGCTTCTAAGAAAGGCAGAAGGTAGATAATGCGTTTAATGAAGACAGCATTGGCATCTGCCCTATCTTTAGAAGCGGAGACAACAAGCACCTTTAACTGTGGGTCTCTCCAAAGACACCAGACTGTATAAGCACACGTCAAGAAAGACTTAGCGACACCACGGAACCCCTCAATGATACTTCTGTCTGTAGGAGTATTCATAAGGTATTTTGCAATGTCATACTGAATAGGAGTGGGACTAGGAAGACCAATGCTTTTCCATACCATAAATACAAAGACACGGAAATCAGCCTTTGCACTGTTAATTTGCTTTTCGTCCCATTGCAATTACATTACTACCCCCTTCCTCAAGGTCGTCAAATATTGGAATCTCAGTAGTAGCCTGCTTCTTAAGCTCCTTCATACCTTCTGTCTCTGGGGTGGTCTGTAATCGGTTTTCTTTCATAAACTGTCTAACTCTAGCTAAGAAAGCAGGATTAGCTCTCAGTTCTTCATCTTTAAGGCCATCTAAGAGGGCACTCACCTCTTCCTGAGCCATTTCATCAAGTAACTTCTCATCAATTCGCAAAATATCACCTCAAATCACTCAAATTCGCACGAGAACATGTTCTGTTGCGTCCTAAGAGAATCCATGACAAATTAATCATGGAATCTCTAAGACGCCCCTTATAGACCATTCTCGCTTCTAATAATTATTTAATCATTCCACCCATCATACGCTTTAAGGTCATTAGCTCTGATAGTAGCAATAATCTTGTTAGCATAGTCGGGGTCAGTAGCATATACAGGAGACATAGCTTTCACAAACTCTTCTACGTCCCATGTGTCTTCCCAGATAGAAAGAGCTTCTGCATAACAGGGCTCTTCCCTCATTAAGACACACCAGTCCTGTATGGCTTCTTCAAGGGAACTATAAGACTGGAATTTATCGTAGATGGTCACATATTCGCCATCAATGTATTCAGTTGTCTGCTGGCGAACATAGTTCCCCCAACCATTCCATTTTCTTCCAAAGTAGTTAAAATTACCAATGCAGTATTTTCCCCAACCAGATTCAAGAATAGCCTGTGCAATACAGACAGAAGCAGGAAGGTTATATTCAGCACATACCTTACCTGCGGTGTCTCCAATCATAGATATAAAATCATCTGGTGTCATTATTGTTGTTTCTCCTTTCTATAATAGGTGGTCTAGGTGGAGGTGTGTCTTTTTCCAATATGTCTGGTATTTTATTTTTGTTCTTGTCTACGAACATCTGCCCTATAAATCCCAACATAGCTATCCATGGAGAAGACACAATTTCATGGAGGAAAGCTCTAAGTTCCTGTAAGTCTGGCTTTCCTGTCAACCACCACTCCATGCACCAACCAACCAAATAAAAAAACGTGGATACTATGATAATCATGATGTACCATAGTATCCATCGCATAATACGTTTAGAGGGCTTCCCTAAGAATTGTTTAGGCAGATTTACGAGGTGTGTCTTCAATTTTGTCCACACGTCGCTTTACCTCTTCAAGCTCCATAGAAACTCTGGTTATGGAGACTTTCATGTCTGTTATACATTCTGTCAGTTCTTTGATGTTAGAGGATAGCTCTTTAATACCTTTTTCTGACCTATATAATTGTTCCTGCAATGGACGGAAAATAAACTCTTTGATTATCCATGCAGTAGCAGTAGCAATAAGCCCTGCAAGAAATAGTGTTAGCTCGATGATGTGTCCCCTTTCTATTACATAAAAATGGCACGGAAGAGATAGTAGATAAATACAAGTGCACCTAGTACTACAGTTACACAAGCAAGAAGAATAATAGGTGTGATAACCTTTACTCCTAATTTTTCGTGATGATGGTCTATCAGATAACCACCAATGAATAGTAAAGTAAACAAAGCTAAACTAATGTAAAACTCTGTGCTATTGTTATAATACATATCAACCATCTCCTTCTTGCCTATGATTATATCTTAATGATATACTTTATGACAATACTTACTTCTGTCCTTTAAGCAGTCCTTATCCATGCTCTTACCATGTATGTAGGGGGCTGAACAGTATTAGATGCACCATAAATGGGATTGGAGAGGGCTGCATTAAAGCTACAGCCCTGTCCAAGCACATATGTATAATTCTCTTCCGTATCCACAACTGGGCGACGTTGTTTTGGATTTATTAGTTGAAATGCTCCATCAGCTTCATCGAAAAGTTCATGACCATTATTGGTACTCTTTGGTGCTTTAATAAATTGTCCTGTAATATTAGGTAATCCTGCATTTCTCTGTGTCCCTGCTTCACTTGCATTACCTGTTTGTAAGCAAAGGTTAGCAGGTACTTCTTCCCATGTGCCATACGCCATAAAAGGAAAATCTGCTTTTGTCTTGCTTTTATCAGCAGATATATACATTGAACCGACAGGGTAGAACATATCAATCATTGCCTGTATTCGCTTGTCTCTAACTGTAAAGACTGCTGAACCATCTGTTATTGTTTTCATGTTATCTCCTTTCTAATTAAGTACATATCCATACAAATGAAGCAGTTCCAGCTATATTAAAATTGTTCCATGCCTCTACGAGAAAATGTGTTGAATCTATCCAGTGATGAAATATTGCAGTTAAGTTTGCCCATCCGCTTTCACCTGCACCATGCCCAATTATTACGGGTTTAGATGTATCATGTGGATATTTTGTTTCAACAGTAATATAAGTACCTTTGTAGCCCGGTAGAGCAAACTTTTCAATAGTTCCGCATTCTATATGGTCAAACTTTAAGTCTACATATTCCTTCGCACACACTGTTTTCACGCTAAACTGTGCCGTACCATCATTAACTATTGCCCCCCCAGATAAGGTTGACATATCTGGTTCCGTTGCACCTGTAGTGCCTGCGGTCGTACATTCAAGATATAAGTAAGATGGAAGGTTAGGTGAATATGCAATGTCCCCCACTTTATATGCGGTATTTCTGCTTAAATAATGATGAGCTTTAGAAACTTTATTGTCTACTTCTGTTTTCGTATAGTAACTAGTAGGGTCCCATGTCTTTGCATTTTCAGCACTTTTAGCCGCCGCACTAGCACTATTACTAGCTTCTGTAGCTTTAGTAGTAGCAGTAGAAGCAGAGGAAGAAGCACTGTTAGCACTGTTCTTAGCTTCATTCGCCCACGTCTTAGAAGACTTATTGCCAGACACACCATCTGGACTAGAATCAGACATAGCCCACTTCTTAGCTAATTCTGCACTGTTACTAGCTTCTGTAGCTTTAGTAGTAGCAGTAGAAGCAGAAGAGGAAGCACTAGTAGCACTATTACTAGCTTCTGTAGCCTTAGTAGTAGCAGTAGAAGCAGAAGAAGAAGCACTAGTGGCACTGTTACTAGCTTCATTAGCCTTTGCAGTAGCGTCTTCCTTTAAGGTAGTCATGGTCGCAACATAGCTATCTCCCGTATTCGTAAGTCTAGTATTCTGTGCATCTCCAGTAGCTACAATGCTAGTGTTTTGATTAGCTCCTTCATTCTTTAAGGCATTAAGAAGACCATGTTGCTTATCATTTACATATCTTAAAGTAACTGCATCACCATCTTCCTGTGGGTCAAGAAGGTTAGTGATTCGCTTATACTGTCCGTCCCACACATTAGTGTTTGTAGGAGAAGTGGACATACCAGTGTCAAACACTTTGTCTGCCGTCTCTTCTGCGAGGTGCAAAAGCTGAACTTCCTGTAATGACATATCCTTTGCTCTAAGTACAGAAGCATCATTCCAAGACACAATGGTATCTGTAGTAGTCTCTCTATAAATCTTTAAGAGACTATTAGCAGGGATAGCTTTACTCAGTGTCAACTGCCTGTCGGACACTGAATAATCTGTTCCCTGCTCAAGTTCTGTAATCTCTGTATTAGAAATAACTTGTGCTTTTACGAATGATTTCTGTAAGTAGTCAAAAGGAAATGAAAAAGTAGTCTGTGTACCATTACTGGTATAAATTACTGACGCTTTTCTTTCCTTAGCTATTTTAAATCACACTCCTTTACTTGTTATTATTAATCAACTTATTGATACTCTGAGATTTCTTAGCACCTTTCTTAGTATTAGCTCCTAACAGTGTCTTACCTGTCTTTGTCTTAGCTACACCAAGGGGGGCACCTTTCTTAACTGCCTGTGTCTTCTGAGTAGGCTCTTTTTCAGGAAGACCAGATTTATGCTGAATGAGAGTATTCAATGCACTCATCCCTACCCAAGAACTAGCAGGGAATGCCTTAATTACATTGTCAACATCTCTCTGAGAAGTAGTACTATTTTCAGTGAAGCCATTAGCTACCATTCTTCCAAGGCTGTGGACACCAAGAAACACTCTTCCAACTGTATTGACAGCAGGGAACTGACTAGCAATTCTTCCTGCATTAGCCTGAAAATCTCTCTGTGTCATTCCTTTAGGTGGACTCCAAGGGTCTTCACGATTAGACTCAAAGTCCTTTTTCGTATTATCCACTGAAGTTCTGAAGCCTGAATAACCAGACATCATTTCAATACCGTCCATAGCAAAAGACACTGGGGCTGTGAGTGACATTCTGGTAAATCCTGCTAGTAAGACACGCCCAAGAGACCCCTGTTTTTCCATGTATGCCTGTCTCTTCTCCTCATCATCTCCATAGTATGCATAGCTTCTAGCCAGAGTTAATGCATAATAAGTAGCGGCGTTAGTAGCCATAGAGAATAGAGCCGCTAAAGCATCATCAGCTTCATGTTGCTGTAAAGCTCTCATAAACTGGTTATTGACTGCCTTTAATGCAAAATCTTTAAACTGGAATAAGAGCCTATGCTTTTCCTTAAATGGATTTGTGTTGCCAATAGTATTCTGAGTGATACCTCTTCTGGCATAATTGTCCATCATACGTTTCCACTGGAAGAATGTGTCTGGATTTTCGTCCCACCATTTCTGCCAGTCACCTTTACCATCTACAAGATACTTCTTAATATCCTGTCTGATAGCATTGATACCTTTCTCAGAATTGACACCTACAGCAGAGAATTTCTTAGCGGAGAATGGGTTTCTCCAAGAAAACTCTTTGCCCATAGCCCATCTCATGCTGTCTTCAATACCTGCCGCCCTTACAGTCCTAATCATATGGTCAGTAAGTTTAGGCATCATATTGATTGTAGAAGTCCATAAGGAAGCCTGTTTAGCTCTCCTGTTGGCCGCATCAAGTGCCTTTGAGAGCATTGTAGGCTCTGGACTATTTTCAGACACCTTATCCATGGTCTCCCTGAATAGGTGACTTTCTGTAGAATTTGTCATTTCCCATGCATGAGCATTAATATCATCAGCCCAGAGTTTCCTTGTAACTGTGTCTACAATATGCTTACCATCTCTTCCTAATCGCTGTTCTTTGATGATACTACCAAACTTAGGGATAGCATCTAAGAGAACCTTAGCACCCCCATAAGCAATAGCACCACCATATTCACCCAACTGAGCAAAAGTGAAGTTACCGCCATTAACAGCATAGGAATAAGACCTAATCATACTAGAGATACCATCAGCCCATCTCTGATTGTAAAGATTATATGTGCCTTTACCTCTAATCATATTCAAAGTCAACTCAAGAGCTTCAAGCTCCCTGAAGTTACTATGAACAGGGGATAAATGAGCCAATTCTACCTTTGCTTTATTGATTAAGGTGGTAAGCTGTGTCTCATCACCAAAGACAGCATGAAGACCTGCTTCACCAGAAATTCTATTGAAAATCTGTGGTACATAAGTATCAATGTCATAGTTCCTCAAGTCCTTATCAAAAGAAAACTTAAGACCATTAGGCATCATCATAGAACCAGAAGTATCAATAGCTACTCTGTGTTTGAAGTTCTGTACTGCATTACCTTTATTGAAGTTCAAAGAGGAAGCATCTCTATCGGTAAGACCATATGCCCAGTTCTCTGCTTCTTTGTTAAAGAATGCTTCAAGCTCTTCATCTGTGGGGTCTTTCCACTCTGGTTTGCTAGCTTCTGGGGAACCTTTTCTCTTCCACTCTTTTACTGCTTCATCAAACTCTTTACGCTTCTGCTTTAAGAAAAACTCTTTTTCAGCATTAGTGTCCATAAAGGTCTTTGCATAGTTCTTCAAAAACTCATAGCAGTTATCAATATTATTGAAGTTCTTAGAAGCCCATGGATAATACAGGCTGTTATCAATAACACGATAAAATTCACTAGAGATAGGAGACCAGTCTTTTTCAATCAGACTCCCCATGTCTTTACGACCACCAAGAGCGTCTGAATTTTTTCGACACTGTGTCAATATGTCTTCTCTAAGATTCATGAACATATGAGCCATCTTCTGAATCTCAGCAGGATATTTAGACACTTCCAATGTGTCTCCTCTTGCCATTGCATTGTGGCAATCAATAATGTATCTGTTTACCTGATTGATATAATTGTTTCGATGAATGAAATTAAAGAGACCAAATTCCTGTCTAATATACTTAGACCGCTCTTTAATAATGTCCTGATATGCCCCCATCCACCTATCCATCAAGAACTGCTTAATATCAGAAGCACTTGAAAACTTCTGTCCAGTGCTACGCATACGGGCATCATCTGTCAGGGCCTTACCAATCTTCTGAAGTGTAGGAGAATGAGAGTTAGCCATAATACCAAAGACAGTCCCCATAGGAATACTGTTTTCCATCTTAAGGCCCATTGGTGAAAAGATACCAAGGCCCTTCTGCATATCTTCAGCTCCCTTACCGCTGTCAGACCATTCATCAAAGATAGTACCAAAGGCATTCTGTTTAGAGTAATGAATATCACCAACCATCATACTACCATCACTTAAGTGAGTGATAGGAGTACCCTGTTTGATTGTGTCATTCGCTCTGCGTTTCAGAAGTTCATCTGTTACCTTATTGACGTTCTCTTTTACGTTCCCATAAATCTGAGAGATAGCCGCCTTTGGAACTACAGCATCATCAAGGAGAGACAACTTCATTAATGGGCTATCTGTAGGTGCCCCAGAAGGTGCATAGACACGCTGATGAATGTAAGTCAGTTCAGGCACATAGGCATCTTTAGCCCACCTAATGACTTCTTCAGCAGGAATATTAGCTACACCTTTTTCAGCTAATGCCTGTTTCTTTAAGTCCTTAAAGAGCTTACTGTTCTGATTCTTAATAGCATAATTGTCAAGCCAGTATTTGAATGTGTCTTGAATAGGCTTTCCGCTAGTAGCTGTTTTAGCGGATTTCCAATAAGGATTCTTTGTGCCAGTCATACTCTTAACAATATAAGCTAGTGTCTGTTTATCTGCCCTCTGGCTAGCCATTCTCTTAACAGCTTTCAGGATTGTATTTTCAATATCAGCATCAGTAGCTTTAGAGCCTAACAGAACCTTACTGAATTTACTCTTCAAAGTTCTTGTAAGTCTATCTCCTTTAGTGCCATACTGTTCAATCCAGTAGGCCAGTGCTTCTTCCTCATTGGTAGCCGCTCTGGTGGCTTTAATCCATCTGGGGTCTTTAGAGTTTCTCATACGGTCTCTAACTATACCCATAATCTCATCATATTCTTTCTGTGGAAGAATACGATTCAAAGCCCTATGGACACCAACTTCATGCATTACTACCCCCATAAGATTACTCTTATCCACTTTATCTTTGAAGATAACAGAGATACCCATATTAGGAATACTGAATGCCTTAGCATCTTTATCTAAAGACACACCAAACCTTTCCGCTACTTTTCTTGCACTAGCTTCAGGAATTATGAAGAGATTTCCCGACTGGACAAGTCTATCTGCAATAGAGTCTTCAGGAACAAGGTCAAAGTAATTAGCATTAGCTTTCTGAGCCTTTACTAATTCTGTCTTCAGCCCTGCGTTTTTTGCTACAGGGGCAAAATTAACAATAGGACTAGCATTACCAGTCTTATTGGCCCCTTTAGGAATATAAGTGGGCTTCTTAGATTCATAAGAATCACCTGCATGTTTCAGAGCTTCTACGACACCACTATTAGTATCTGCAAAAGCATCTTCCATCTGAATAGACAAAGAAGCCTGTAAATTGTGTCTTCCTTCAGCAGGGGGCACGGCTCCAACTGCAATAGCCGCAACATTGTCTTCCATGTTGTTTCTAGCAGTAGCTAGCTCCTTAGTCAGTGCATTAGGGTGTTTAGCAAAGAAGGCACCAAGACCACCTAAGAAACCACCAAGAGCCATAGACGCTTCATAGTCAGGCTTAAAGCCACCATACCTTTCCGCTAAGAATCTATCTGCCCCCACTGCTACAGAAGTAGTGAGAGCATTAGCTGCAAATCTAGCCACTTTACTAGCATTTAAAGCTCTGTCACCTAAAGACACTAAGGCCCTGAGCTTCCCCATTCGAGAAGCAATCTGTGCCCCTTTGGCAAGCATTGAAGCTCCCCCGAGTCCGGGGATAAAAGCAAGCAGTAATGAGGGGTCTAAGACAGAGCCTAATACCGTACCAATAGTAGACAAACCATATGACATCTGGTCTACTTCTTTCTGTCTCTCAATGTCAGCTCTTTTCATCTCTAAGAGAGCCATAAGAGCCTTTCTGCTAGTAGCCTGTGTCAAGACAAACTGCTGTGCGGTATTATCATCTTTAAGAACATTCTGTACTAAATCAATATCTTCCTGAGAGGGCTTATAGTTGTTAAAGGCTATTTCCTTCATGTTGTCTGCGGTAATGAAATTGAAGTAAGCACTTCTAGCTACAGACACAAGACCACCATCTAATGCCGCCGCTTCCATCTTTGTAGAAAACTCTTCCCAGAAAGACCGCATTTTTTCTGGTGTTGGGCTCTGTGGAAGGTTATAGGGGGCTTTCATCCCCCAAGGGCCAGTACGCTGAACAGCAAAGCTAGAAATATCAGGGGCGTCTACCCCAGACCAATGAGCAATGTTATTAATATAAGATTCAACTGCCCCTTCTATATCTGTACGAAAATACTGGTAATTAGGGTCAGCTATAAGCAGGTCTACAAAAGTTTTAGGGTCTTCTACTCTATCAGTTCCACCATGTTCTTTCCAATACTGAGCATAGAGAGCCAAGTTGTTAGACCAATCTTTAGCAAATTCTTCATCAGAACCATATTCCTTATAATAGCCCCCTTCATTTGCTGGTCTAGGAAGACTGGTTTCTTCAGACGTAGAAATACCTGCATAGTTATGAGCCGCAAACAGTTCTGGACTAATACCATTAGGCCCACCAACATTAAAGTTACCTGTTTCATGCTGTAACTGAGCTTTAAGAAGTTCAGGGGCAATATAGACCCCCTGTGTCTCATAAATATAATCTGAAGCGGCCTTTCCCATTCCTAATGCATCTACACTCATGATTCAAGCCACTTCCTTTCTTCTGCCGTTAATAATGTAGCTCTTCTGTTACCTGTTTCAACAACTGTAGCATCTGGACTAATGGGGTCTGTAAGCGGTGCATTATTCTCTTCTTCCTGCTCTTCCTGTCTCCTCATTCCATAGTCATTTACTGCTTGTCTAAACTCTTGCATAGACATAGGGGATTCATAAACCTGTCCGTTAGTACTAATTAACTGCATTGTATTGTTATATGGGTCATATTGCCATTTAACATCATAACCAGTCCAACTGGATTCAGCTTCTCTTACTTTACTATCCATATAACCAAAGGCAGTATCAAGCGGAGAATCACTAGCAATACCATCTATACAGTTACCATCAGCGTCATATGACTGGGAAGTGAACACTGCTCTAGGATAAACATATACAGGGCCATTCTCTTTAAAAGAATGAGACACATAAACTTCATTCATATGACTAGAAATACTGCTAATAGCTGATTCTGCATCAACACCTGTAGCACGTAAATATCTATAAGTATCTTTAGTTGGGCCTAAAAGCAATGGGTCACTAATAACAACTTCATTCGTTTTTCCTGTTTCATCTGATATACTTAAAGTATTATCACCAAAAGAGTAATCATTAGTTTCTTTATCAATCGTTGCCTTTGTATCTGGATTAGACAGAGCAATAGCACCTTTCTTATACGCATTAATTCCCTCTTCGGTAGACGCATAGAAATCTGAAAGGTTCTGAATTGTATTAAAAGAATTAGATAAAGAATCTCCAAAAGAGAACCTGAATGCAATAGGATTAGCATGATACAGACTCATTGCTGTAGCTATCCCATCTTCTGCATTAATGTTCAGTGTGCCAGTGAAAGGTGCACTAGCTAATGCATTTTCCCATTTACTCTTATATTCGTTTCTCATACGGCTATTTGAAGACCACATAAGAATACGCCCAAATACCTGTGTCTTAGACTCAGGAGACAAATTCTGATATTCAGGAGACATCATATATTCCATAGCGGCCTGATATGCATCATCTGGTTTCGCAGTAGTATTATCTGCATACCCTTTAATGACTCTTTGAAGCTGAATACTAGCTCCCTGCACACCCTGCTGTGTCTGAATACGACTAGCATTTTCTGCTAACTTTCTTCTCTTCTCCTGCTCTTCTACTTCTGCAATTCCTGCATAAGCACGCCCAATAGCAGGTTTCAACTGCCTATGCTGTGTCGGAGTTAAAGTCTTAACATATTCATCAATCTCAGACTTACTCTTCATTTTCTCAAGAGCATAAATCTGTTCGTTATACCATTTATTTGGTGCCGCTCTTAACTGTTGGTCTGCCATAGCATAGTAAGTAGACATGGCAATTCTGTCTTTAATCTTTACAGGATTTCCATAATCATCTGTCCATGCTGTAACCTCTCCCAAGGCATCAAGCATTTCAGAAGACCCAGTTTGTTTAGCAATAGACTCAAGCATACCTTCAGCAAGAGCCATTCTTTTATCGTCCTGATAGCCAGTCAGTTTCGCATCGTTAAATACGTCCTGAACAGCAGTAGCCATGTCTTCTTTTGTAGCATCTAAGTTGGCCTGAATGACAGAATCCAGTTTAGCGGTAATGCCACCATCTCTGATAGCCATAAGAGACTTAGACTGTTCAGCTACTTTAGCATTAGCCTGATTATTAATATCAGAATAGTTAGTGGCAAAGAAGCCCCTAGAGAAACTATCAGTATTGAAAGACACCTTAAAATTATCTACATAATACTGCTGTTTCAGTTTGTTATATCTAGCTACTTCTTCATCAACTGTCTTAACTGGCTCTCTAGCTTTCAGAAGAGCATACTCCTGATTAAACTTATCAGAGAAGTACTGCCCTCTGTATTCTTCAATAGCCGACACTGCATAGGGGTTATCGGCTAACTGAGCTTTACCATACTTATTTAAGAGGTCAATGTTACTGAGCTTCATAAGTTCTTCTGGGGAAGCCTTCTTAATCTGCTCTTTCATATATTCATAGCGAGACATCTTTCTATTTTCTGTGTCTATCGCATAGTTCATTAAGCCATCTCCAAGACCCACAAGGGCATCATAGAGACGCTTTCCATCACTACCTTCAACAATACCTGCTGTGGCATTGATACCTTTTAACTGCTTCACGTAGGTAGCTACAGGCTGTTTAGTAAACTGCCTTTGTGTACCTACTGCACTCTGTACAATATTAGCTATAGTTAGTCACCCCCTTACTTTAGTCCAAAATATTTCATTCGTTCTTCTTCAGATGTAGCACTAAGACCCCAAGTGTCTGTATAAGTGTTGTATGCATCTGGATTAATTTTCAGCTTCTTAGCGGCCAGAGAAGCCCTAAAGGAAGCATTGTTATCTGGTTTAGTAACAGACCCTTTCCAGAAATTCCAACCACCGCCTTTGTCTTCAGAAGCCTGTCTAAGAGACCTGTATTTGCTGTAGCCCCCAAGAGCGGTATTAGCAAGACCAAGAATATCAGCAAACTTCTGCTTCTTACTAATCTTTCCCTGTTCAATAAGATTATTGATGTAGTCTTTAGTAGAGAGAAGAGTGGCTTCTTTATTAAGGTCAACTTCATTAGATTTTCTAGTGAAGTTATCCTGAATAGAAGCGACTGTCCTAGAAGTGTCTGCTTCTGCCGCTCTCATGAGTCTATTAGCAGTTCTTCCGCCCCCTGTATAGCCTTCAGCAATAGCCGCATTTACCTGAGAATTTAACTGCATCTGATTAATTCGTGTCTTAGTAATGTCATTTACTGCCGCATCAAAACTATCCTGTCTTTCCTGTTCATAGTTCTGGAAAGCATAGTTCATTTCTTTAGTGGCACCCATGGCCTGAGCTTCTAGCATCTTTGCCTGACTGCTATACTGCTGTCTCATTGCAAGTGCCTGTGCCCCTACCTGTGCAACAATTCCAACCCAACACATATAGACTCACCTTCTTTCCAGTGAAAATAATACAAAATTCGGAATATTTGAATTTATGAATCTGGCACCTAACCATTTAAGGTATTCGACATGCCAGAAGTTAAAAATATAGACATAGTTATATATCTGCTTATAGTGATTCAGAAGAGTATTGACATAGCTCTTAGACCATCTAAGAAATTCAATCTTATGATTATCAACCTTTTCTGTTAATAACATCCACCCTAAAGCACCACCATTGCCATCTTCCCTGAGACCACCAATGCCAAGAAGTTCCTTTCCAGACCAAATTCCCAGTGGTTCTTTCTCAAGAATCTTTGTAGCCTGTAGTTCAATAGGTAAGCCAGAAGACAGCAATACTTCTTTTTTGTCTACCTTCCTAGCTGTGTCTATAAACAAAATAATATCTTTAATCGTAGCTTTCTTAAGTGTTATCATATATTGCGTGTCCTCTTAATGTAGTTTCCTTCCCATGTGTAGCCCATAAAAGATACTGCTGTAGGCTTAGAGCTTTCAATGGTAATGGAACAGTTGTCATTGCGACACATAATAGGAACAGTAAAAGTACCAGTCTCCATAGGAATAACACCCATACGATTAGTAGTGTCTCCTAAGATTCTTGAAGTATGATAATAAACATTATCTGGTCTCTTATCAGTATGCTTAATGTGAACTTCAAAATACCCAGAGATTGAGAAATTCAGTTTGAGTCTGATTAACTGCAATCTGCCATTATCATCTGCTACAATTCCTGCATCTGTTCTCTGTTTAATCATCAGCCTAGAGAGCTTCACGAAAAACTCAAAGACTTCACCAAAGACAACCTTCTGCCCCCTTAAGTCTCTAGGAATCCACACATTGTCATTCTTAACTGTGTCATAGTCAAATTCATAATAATGACCATCAGCAGTCACTACGCCATAACTAGCTCCTTCAGTCAAATTACCATCATAGGCATTCTTAATATGAAGCTGTGTCTTATTATTAATCTCATCATAGTTAGCATCTGCCATAGGAGAAGACACTGCTTTTCTATCCAAGAAGACACGGTAAGGTTCATCTTCATCATAGTCTTTAGTGTTGTATGTGAAGACCATCTTTTCCATGAAGAGGGCATTTCCACGGGCAATAAGCATATAGAACGTAGAATCTAAGAATCCACCACCAAAAATCTTTGCTCCCTTAAATTCCCAATAAGACCATGAAGACTGCATTCGAGCTTCTTCAGTAAGCAAATACTTATAGACATAAAGCCTAGAAGTGTTACCTGTAGAAGCTGTAAGAAGAATATGCTCTGTATTGGAAGAGTAGATAGCAAAGACACCATTAGGAATAAAGGACGGAATGTGAGATGTAATATGCTGAGAGTCCTTTGTTGCTACGGTGTCATTCATGGTGTAATATTCGTTCATTGAAGAAAACTCAGACCGCTTATTGATGTAGTACAGTCTTCTGCCTACCCCAACTGGCTTTACCTCTTTAGCAGAAGTAAACTGAGTAGCTAAGGGGGCAGTAGCATTCTGTGGCGTTAAGACACCATCAGCACTCATAATAAACTGAGAGTTCTCTGAGAAAAGAACTAAGTCCTGAGCAAAAGGTACAGCGTGATACAGCGTGTCCACTTCATTACTAGACACCGCATTGTCGATGGGGTCTGTGTCCTGTACTTCAACTGCACTGGCAATCCAGAAATTGAAGAAGGAAGCAGAGCGAGACAGAATGATATTTTCACCACTTAAGAATCCCAGTCGGTTTCTGAATAAGAAGACATCATTAATCTTTCCATCTACAAAAGATGGTGGTGGATTAGAGTCTTCATCTCCTGTGTCTCTATCGTCCCACTTTGCTTCTTTAACTGTGAAAGTCCCATCAGCATTTCTTGTAATGACATGTGGCATTGTGCTAGCATCATATCCTGCTAAAATATCAGGTCTCGCACATTCCTTCCAGACATTTTCAGTCGCATTATAGGAAACATAGTAATCATCGCTATTAGAACCATTGTCTCCTAAGACCTTCACTGTGTAACCATCGTTAGCTTCAGTAGGAAGATTAGTAAACTTCTGAGCTACATGAAGGAAACCAAACATACCCTGTCCATTGAAACCATCAACACATTTTACACTGCTAATGGTCACTGAGTCTTTTCTAAGATACAGACAAGAGTTATAAGTTTCTACAGTCCACCCATTATTTCTAGCGGATTCTGCTAATCTATCTCTAATATAGTTGGTATCAATCTTAGCTGTGTCTGATGAATCTGCCCCATTCGGAGTAGTAAAAGAAGCAATAACACCATTGTTAATTAAAATCTGATATGTACGTCCATACTGACCACTTTTTACATTGACTAAACAACTGTGGTCATTCCAAGTATAAGGCACCTTCTTAGTGCCCATTTTGACAACCTTATCCCTGTTTACAATGAAAGTGTAGTCGGCAATAGTTACAAGTCTAAGCATCTTTCGTGGATTAGACACTGTAATATATGCCTGTCCAGTCCCTTCATATTTTACGGTACATGGTTTGCCATTATCGTCCCAGATTTTTACCCCTTTGCCATCAAAGAGCATAAGGTATCTCTCATTCTCATCTCTATTGACTACATGAACAAGAGAATTAGGATTCTCTGGGATAGCTCCAAGATTAGCCACATACAGTGTAGGTGGTCTCTTCTGAAGACCTGAAGACTCCGTAGAGAAACCATTTACCTGTGTGTCTAGCTGTTCAGGCAGTCGCAGTAATTCTGGCTGTTGTGAAATGCCAGAAATCATGTTCTTAATAGTCTGTGAAAGTCTACTCATGGTCTTACCTCATTTTCAACTGCTGAACATTCTGAATGTCATACATTGTGAAATCATTCAGTTCCATTTCATATTCCTGAAATGCCGCCCACGCTTCACGTTCCATGATAGACACATTTTCTGCAATGTCTGGGTCATTGAGTGTCTGGGCATTGAAGATTCTAGAAGCCTTAGCAACAATGTAATCTCTAGCAGGAACAGGCATATAATCAAAGTTAACAAGTCGAATAAGTTCAACATCAATCGAATTGGTGAATGTAGCAGTTTGATTATCAAAGTCATATACATAGTCACCCTTCTGAACATATTTAGTGCCATCAGTCCCTACAATATACAGAATATCGTCCTGCCACTTAATCTTATGTGTCTGCACGTCGGGAGACAATGTAGCAGAGGTATTAGTGTTAAAAGACCACCCCTGAGACTGCACCTGTTTGTTAACTTTATCTAAGACCCTGAGTGCTAATGCTACATCAACATTCTCAGAGTTGTCTAAAGTGTTAACTGGTGCTTCACCAATGGTAGCCAACATATCATTAATTGCGTCTAAAGTTTTATTAGATGTAACAATCATATTAGCTTCTCCTTTATCATTAATAAATGTAATAGAGGGGAACAGGGGAGTTGAACCCCTGTAAGTACCCTTTTCCCCATAACAAAGGGTCTTTAAGAGACCCTAAGTTTAAATATTGTGAGTATATCTCTATACTCAGTAGAAACTAGCTATTAGACGCTAGCTTCAATGCAACCCATGTAAGCGGCTTCTGGACGGAGACCACCATGGCCCATAGCGTAGGAAGCGGCAAGCATATCAGCCTGATACTCAGCACGGCGTGCCTGTTCGAGTTTCAGGTCTTTCAGCTTGACAGTACCTACTGCGGTACGGTGCATAGCGATAAAAGCACACTTATCTTTGTAGGCGGCAGGGAATACATGACCATCACCCTGAAGAACACCATCATTCTTATCAGCACCACCAATAGTCAGATGTGGACATTCAATAATGTCGAAACCTGCAATGCGGAGAATGTTGGCATCAGTGATAGTAGCAATACCACCGTAGTCACGATTAATTGCCACCAGAGACGCAATAAGGGAAGTGCGAGCAACTGGGGTCATGTAGACATACCGTTCAGTTTCAGGCACGTAGTTATTGGACATCTTAGCCTTAATGTCCAGAAGCATCTTAACGATTGCTTTACCTTCTGCTTCGGTAACACCAATGTCAGTGGAAGCAATCTTAGAGGTGATAATTTCACCTTTGCCAAGACCTTCAAGGTTTTCTTTGTTAGCCACAACCATCTTTGCGGCTTCTGCAAGAACAGCACCGTCCGCTTTAAGAGCCAGTGCTTCACCCATCTGGCGAGAATATTCAGAACGAATATCGTAATGAGCCATAGCTTCATCAATATCGGTAATCATCTGAGAGGTAGTCAGGAGACCATCAATCTGAATGACTTTTTCGTTCATCGGAATATTCTTACGAATATCATCAAGGGACTTACCCGGCTTCAGGTAAGCGGCATCACCACGACCAAACACGGGGAACTGTGCAGAACGACCACTAGAAATAGTTCGTACAATGTGGCGTCCTTCAGTAACGGACGCACGAGAAAACGCCGCAAGAGTTTCACCTGCGAATACTTTAAGATACAGACCAAGCATGTCCTCCTGTCCTGCAATCTGGCCTGCATGAGCAACAGTAACTTCTGCCACTAATAAATCACTCCTTTTCTTTAATTAAAAATTAACCAATAAAATTAGACTGCATAGTCATTTTCTGAACCTTTTCGGTGTATGCCATATCTCTTCCATACCTAGGGTCATTCATTGCCTTTACCATGGCTTCTTTACTTGTAAATCCACCCTGTGTCTGAGTCTGGGCACCACCAAGAATGCTCCGATTAGATGTACCATATTTAGCAGTCATGCGAGATTTATAGCCTTCCATCATTACACCAAGCTGTGTAAGATTTCCTGCTTCAATCGCTGAATTAAATGCGTCAATTTCTGGCTGTCCAAGACTAGCGATAAACTGACACACTCTTTCATATTCTTTTTCGCCACCTGCCATCTTATACACCGCATTAGTGTAATTCTGAACGGTAGCTTCAAAGCCCTTAATGAAAGACTGAACAAGACTCTTTGGATAACCTGCCCCTTCAAGTCTCTTCATGGACTCTTCGGACAAAGAACCATTCTCTTCATATTCCTTAGCCAGTGCGTCATAATCGACACCTTTTGTAGCTAAATCAGACTTAGCGTCTTCCTGTGCTTTAAGCTGTTCTTTTACGTCCTGTTCCACGGCTTCAGGGGTATCTTTAGAAGCCTTATCCTCTTTTTTGTCTGTGTCTTCCTTTTCCTGTGTCTTATCACCTTCCTTATCATTGTTGGTGACTTTCTCACCATTACGAATAATTTCAGTGCCTTTGCCAAGTTCAAGGGCTTTTTCTTCTTCAGTAGCCTTATTGTCAACTTCAGTATTGACTTCAGGCTGATTGTCAACTGTAGTATTTGTAGTATCTTCTGGCATTTAAATTCTCCTTCTCATAAGTAACTTACATACCCTGCTGTGGGTTATCCATCATACTTTTGGCTACCTGTGGTGCCATCTTTTCTGCCATTGCTCCCATCTGCTGTGTCTGCTGTTCCTGCTGAATCTGTTCAGGTGTCTTAACAAGATTTGTAGTGTCAATGCTAAGACCATTGGCAATCCGCATAGCCATAACAGGCCAATTAATAACCTGAGCCATTTCTGGATTCTGAGACACAATCTGAGAGAAAGTCATCATCTTATTAAAATCGTGTCCTCTGCCAATAGCGGCAAGACCAGTAGTAATAGTCGGTTCAACAAGACCATCTGGCAGGTCTGGAATCTGACCAGTGCTTTCAAGCTGTACCAGTAATCTTCTAACCAATGGCAACTGCAATTCCTGAGACAAAATAGAGTAAACTCCACCCAATGTGTCTTCCAATTCAGAAGCAACGTATCTAATTTCTTCGGCTGTTACTCTTTCTCCATTTCTCTGGACAGCAGAATTTAACATGAATGCATAAGACAAGCGGTCAGAAATCATAGACAATGTATTAGACGCTACCTGTAAATCCCCAGACTTATTGAGCTGAAGAGCCTGTACGTCTTCTACACGCCCAGGAACAAACGCTCCCGACTTTGCCTTAGACAACTTAAATGGTCTTGTAATCCCATTAGGGTTCACAAGAAACAGAACGTTCGCACAAATAGCGGACATTTCAACAATGGCCTGAGAGAGAGATTCAAGAGACTTTAAGTCACCCAGATACTCTTCTACAAAACTACGGCCATAAGACTCACCGTCCATCTTTACCATTCTTAAAGGAATCCACGGAGTTTTCTCTTTGGGGTATTGCTGTTCACTCCCTTTTACAATCTCTCCATTTACTTCCTGATAAGAATAGAAGACATCATTTTCCAAATAGACATGTGTATAAATGGTGGTCATGTCTTCGGGTTTCTTCTGGACACCCCCAGAAGACACTATTGCTTTTACATCATCTGGAAGAGCCGCATATGCAATCTTATCCATAGCGACTAACTGCACAACATTACCTAATGCGTCTCTCTGAAGCACATAAGAGTTCAGTTTATAGAGCTTCATTCCCCCTTCTTTAGGTGGCAAGAATAGCAAGCAGTTACCAGTGACAATCAGCACCTTAATAGCTTCAGCCAAAGTGACTCTATACTGGTGTGTCTCCGCATAAGTAATTGCCCTCTGCTCCAAGACTGCAAGAGCCTGTTCAACCTGCTCTTTAGCTTCTGGATTAGTAGACAAATCTTTTTCTGCCTGTTCCCCTGCTGTGAGTCTGAAGAAGGTGTCATTAGGTGGAAATAGGGCAAGCATCAGCTTAGACCCAAGATTATTTACACCTCTAGCACCTATACTCTGATATGGTGTATCAAACGATGTAGAGCCATTAGCCCCCTCTTTAGGAAACAAAGAAGGAATCGTGTATGTCGCACAATTTTCCGCTCTTGTAATATATGGTGCCCTGTCAGAAGATAAGCGTTCATAAAGGGACTTTGCCGTCTCTTCATGATTGAAAGTTTTACTCTTCGACTTTCTAGCACTCATAAGTTAAGACCAGTCCCAGTAGTGCCCCCACCAGAAGCGTCCCCACCACCACCAATCATGAGACTCTTCTTACCTGCGGCCTTTTTCTTTCTTTTAGTAGCGTCAGTTTCAACATTGGTATCATTGTTAGTAGCATCAGTAGCAGGGGCCGCCGCCGCACCAGTAGAGTAATCTACTGTCTGAGAAGACTGCTGTTTTCCAATGCCAAAAATGCCACCTACAGCTTTACCAATTTTTCTAAATGGCTTAGTGATAGCCTTACCTACTTTACCCATCTTTAAATAGACCAACTCCCTTTCGTGTCATAATCATTGTTGTAACCTAAATTGTCTCTTTTAATCTGCAAAGACTGTGCCCCTCTAGTTTTTCTCTTCCAATCATCAGACCCACCAAAGATAGGAGAATTAGGTGTGTCTGAAGAAGTAGAGGGCAGAATGTCCCTAGCTGTAGCAGTAGGGGTCTTAATCTTAGGGGTCTTCCATAAACACATTCACTCACCCTTCCTCTCTTTCTTCCTGCTCTTCTTTGAGCATTCTTAAATGTCCAATAATATCTCTAACACCCCAGATGTATCCAATTATCCTGTCAGAATTATCTGCTAAATGCTTCTGCATAATGGCATCTACGCTGAAGACTCTATCAAGATAATCAACCAAGGTGTCAGTTACATAAGGTTCCTTTAAGTTATCCATTATTCTCTCTTCTCCTTCGTTATGTGTGCCAATTAGCCACTTTGTATTTATGTGTTCCAATAAGGGAGAAACCAAACAAAAGAAGGATAAGTGAAATCACACTTACCCTTCTTCTCATAGAGATTCTTAAGTTCTTCTGGTTCATCTGTCATTGTGGCCCCTGTCTCCATAAGACCACAACCATACTTCTTAGCCTGTTCTTTAAGAAACTTTACTGCCACTCTGCCAAAACCATGTCCGTGTGTCTGAAGCACAAACAATTCAGAAAGACAAGGTTTATCGCTGTACCAAGGAATATCAATAGTGAAACCAAGGTAGCCATGAGTAAGACCAGTAGAAGCATCTACAAATTTATAGAGCCAACCAAGTTCACAAAGCTCCATCAAAGATTTCTTTATGTGCATTACATCAACAACTTTAGAAGACAAAGGCTTAGTTACTAGAGTAGTCATTTTTACATATAATTCAGAAGTCAATGTATCAATATTTTCAGTAGGCTTTATCTGAATAGGCTCTAAGTTGGGCACCACATAATGGGCTTTCCGTCTTTGAAATCTGTGTCTCTCAAAATCCTTGCCACCCTTGCTTGCTGAAGAGCATCTTCCTTTGTGAGACCATGTTTTATGAATGTCTTTTCTACGGTGTTCCATGAGCAACCTTCCTTCTCAAAAATCTTTTCTACTGTCTTAGCCCCTACCTTTGGACACCCTTTGTAATTGTCTGCTACATCACCAATAAGACACTGGGTAAAGAAGTATCTGTCTGCATCTTCCTTGCTAATGTGGTATAAGTCTCCTTTAAGGAAATCAAAATAAATTCCCGGAATTGACTTAAAATCTTTGTCTCCACTAGCATGAACCTCTTCCCCTTTGTAGCGAGTAGCAAGAATACCCACTACATCATCTGCTTCCAAAGTAGGAATAATTTTAGTTTCGTAGTTTTCAATAATCCATCTACGTACTTCGCCATAGCAAACAGGCTTTCTTTTACCAATTCTATTAGCTTTATAAGTTGACAGTATGCGTTTCCTGAAGTTTTCTTTTTCATCAGAAAGACACATCACTACAGAATATGTACCTTCATAATTCAACTTATCAAGAATCTGAGTTACAATAGTTTCAACTCTATCATCTATCTGGGCTTCTGCGTCTCCTGCATTAGCATGAAGTGTCCAAAGACCATCTCCCCAGTCGATTTCTTTCTCTACAGAAGAGCAGGAAATAAAGCAGAGCATATCCGCATCAAGTAAAATGTGAAGCATTAAATGTACCCCTCTTTCTTAAGCAGTTCATAGCCCTCTTTAGTTACCCACCAAAAATTAGTAGCGGCCCCAGATAGGATAGAAGTGATGTGTCCTCTGGAAGCCGCTTCAGCAATGTAATAGGCGTTCTGGCGTGAAAAGTCACTTTTAAGGGTCTTTTGTTCCTTCATGATTTCAAAAATAATCTCTAAGTATACGTTCAATAAGCTCTCCTTTCTCAATGGCAGTCACACCAGTTCTTTCCTTTTATTCCTTCAGTGTCTAACTGCACTCTGAAATGAAAATGTGCCTGTGTGTCTCGCATCGCTTCCTGTGCTTCTCTTATCACTATGTCTGCAATCTCTTCTGTTCTGCAAGCTATCTGCTGTTCATCATGCACCCACGCCATTAAAGCAAAGTCACCGTCCCAACCATGTTTAAGACCAAGAGCAAGTAACCTTTCTTCTGTGCGAACAATCCAATACTTACAGACCAAAGCCCCTGCCGACTGAAGAAGTAAGTTAAGAGCAGAATGAAGACTCCTTACGTGCAGGTGTCTTCCATCAAGTCCTTTAAGATACTTTCGTCTCCACTTAGAAATTCTTCCATGATACATAGATTCAACTAAGCAATCCTGAATAGCCATACGTAGCTGTGAGATAGCAGGAGTAGCTTCAAGGAATTTCTTTTTCAGTCTCTTACCATCTTTTTCATCACCACCAACAATCTTACCAATCTTTGCATTTCCTGCACCATAAAGGAACCCGTATATAAATGTCTTCGCCATGTCTCTAGTTGGAAGTCCTGCCGCTTTCTGATTCGCTGTATGAATATCACCATGGACAACTTCATGTGCATAAGCACCATTGTCAAAAGGAAACAGAAAATGGGAAAGACACCGCAGTTCAAGACCACAAGCATCAATCCCTGCCTGTGTCCACCCTTTAGGAACCCCAAAGAGACTCCTACACTCTTTACCATACGGCGAAGAATTGTGGGGGACCTGAGTAACATTCGGCTGTGAATGAGTAGCTCTACCACTTACGGTACCATTCGGATTGACACGCCCATGAATCTTACCGTCTTCCTTAACGCACTTCAACCACGCCTGAGTACCATCTGCCAACTGTCCAAGTCTCTTATTGAGCATTAACTGCTCCTCAAAGAGTGGTGCCAGTTTCCTGATTTCTTCTGGTGCTGATTCGTCAGTAGCCAGATAATGGAAAGTTGTCTCATCAATCTTTAATCTTCCATCTTCAGTGTACAGGTCTGGATTCTCAGGTTCATAACCATAATGCTTCCTGATGATATATTCAATCTGCTGTCTGGAAGAGGGATTAAACTCTTTGTACCTCTGAATTGGGACACCTGCCTTATAACCAAGTTTCTTATTGTCTCTTTTAGGAATAAACACCTTATCTGGAATAGGGGGTGCAAACTCAATAATCTTAGAGCATACTTCATCACATCTTTTTCTCAAGACACTTTCCAATTTCTTTGCACCTTCAACATCAAACGGAAATCCATTCTGTTCCTGCTTAAACATAAGCCACTGAGCCTGATGTTCCAATTTGATTGCTTCTTTTGGGTAATGCATAGACATCTCTTTGTTATACAGGGCTTCAGTTACTACTACATCCTGCTTGTTATAAGCAAGCATCTCTTCGTTGAAAATAGCCCATGCATCTTCTGTGTCTTCAGCATAAGTACCCTTCAAGATACCTAAACGATACCCATAAGCCTTTAAGGTATGAGACCCAATCAAAGCACCTGAAAGCCTGTGTCTTCTATACAGTGCATAGTCTGTTTCTGCAATATTAGAAAACAGCAAGCGAGCCAAAACCAATGTGTCTACAACATTCTTTCGTTTGTCTCTAGGAATATCAAACCAAGGATAAATCTTCTTGATAGCAGGAATATCAAAGTTAATGATATTGTGTCCACAAATACCCTCTCCGTTATTCACTGCTTCCCAGAGTCTCTTTACACCCTGTTCAATCTCAGAGGGCCTATAAGACACAATATGAGAATTTCCGTCAGATATACTCATGCAATGAATCGTTTTCATAGTGTCCAATAAGCCGTCAGTTTCAAGGTCAAAAATAAGCATATCTAACAGTCCCTTCTCATTAATTAGCTATTACAGCATACAAGCACTAAAACCACAACCAACACAATAACCACAATGTCCTTCTACCTTAAAGAGCTTTTCATGACATTCAGGACATTCTTTGTAGTCTGCATCTCCACCAAACTTCGGCTGTTTAGGTGCTACTTCTTCTACCTTTTCTTCTGGCTTCTTTTCTGCTTCTGTATCTACACCCAGAATGTTTCCCCTAGCACAACCATCTCTGAAGACAGTAATTCCCTTACAACCACTTCTCCAAGCGGCCATATAGATGTTAAAGACATCTTCAGGAGTAGCACTGTTAGGAAGATTAACAGTAGAGGAGATAGCATTGTCAACATACTTCTGCATAGTAGACTGCAATGTGACACGGCTAGCCCAATCAACATCATGAGCTTCCACTACAAAGGGGAACAGTCTCTTAATCTCTTCTACAGACATATCAAGAGGAAGACCATGGAATTTCAGCAGGTCTTCAATAGAACGTGCATAAACTCTGAAGTGGTCTCCTGTCTTTTCCATCTTATGGGTAGACCGTTCATAGAAGAGCTTAAAGATAGGTTCAACACCACCAGTGAAATTACCCATAAAGAGACTCATAGACCCTGTAGGTGCAATAGACAGCAAAGAAGCATTTCGCATTCCCTTTTCTTTGACTGCTTTCTTTGTGTCTTCATCAAGCAAGTCATTGTCTACATTGTCTACCCACTCAGGGCTAAACTTATCATATGCCCCTTCGTCTTCAGCAAGACTAACAGACATAGAAACTGCTGAAAGATTCATAAAGTGCATAATTGTGTCTACAAGGTCAATAGATTCTTTAGAGCCATATTTGATACCAAGAGCCACTAAAGCATCTGCAAGACCAAAGACACCAAGTCCAATCTGTCTCCAATCCTTGATACATTTCTTATTCTCTTTCAATGGCTGTTTTTCATAGCCATAATCAAGAACATCATTAAGTGCAATGACACCAAACATAGTGACATATGCCAGTTTATTCCAATTAATGTGAGCCTTCTCAGTAAACTTATCATCTACCATGTTATACAGGTTGATACTACCAAGATTGCAAGAGCTGTAGTCTGGCCCCAGAAATTCACTACAAGGATTAGAAGTAGAGATATGATAAGAGGGTCTAAGAGGATTGAAGTTATGTTGCTGAATTGTATCATTAAACATAACTCCAGGGTCTCCCATGTCCCACGCTACTTTACAAAATTCCTTGAAGAAACCTCTGGCACCAATGGTATTCTCAATCACTTCCCCTGTGTCTTTACAGGTGTACTGAAGTTTGAATAAATCATCATTCATTACCGCTTCCATAAATTCATCAGTGAACATAATAGAGATGTTCATAGAAGCGAGCGACTGTCTCTTCTTTTTAATGTTCAGAAGTTCAATCACATCTGGGTGGTTACAATTCAAGACAACCATTTCTGCGGCTCTGCGTCCTCTAGCCCCAATGATATTGCCAGTGGTATTAAACAGTTCCAAGAAAGACACTGCTCCTGTAGAGGTCTCAGCCGCATTGTTAACTTTTGCTCCTCTGGGTCTCAGCTTAGAAATGTTAACTCCTGCACCACCACCCCTAGAGAAAATGCGAGCCATCTCAGCATTAGATTTATAAATAGACTCAATATCATCTTCAGGCATTGGCATGATATAGCAGTTAGAAGAAGACGCCTTTACTTCTGGTCTCCCTGCCATATACAGTGTTCTTCCACCAAAGCAGAAAGTACCATCAGCTAGCCACTCTTCAATAAGGGGCCTAAGAGGTTTTCTGACAATAGACGCAACACGTTTACAAAACTGTTCTGGGGTCTCATTCTTATCTTTGGCATACTTAGCCTTAAAGATACCCATAGAAACTTTTCTATCTTTCCATGCTACTTTTCGCATTCATAAATTCCTTTCATTCTATATATTAAAATGGACAATCATCGTCCTCATTATCTTCACATTCATCTTCGTAATCACTAAGCCTATCTACTGCTTCTAGCTTATCTGTGTCACGATTATAGAAAAGATACCCTGCTATTCCTGTCTCACCAGTCCACCTATTTTTCAAGACACGCACTCTTACAAGATTCTTTTGCTTTCCTTCTGCCTGCTGATTTCTTTCAAGACCAAGCACTGTATCAGACAACTGAGCAATAGCCCCTGAACCCCTTAATTGAGACAAAGAGGTAGCACCCCCTTCTTCATGGGACTGCTGTTCTGGGACTCGCCTAAGATGTGAAATGACAATCATTCCTACGCCTGTCTCCTCTACAAGAGACCTTAAAGAAGTCATAAGCACATCAATGAGCTTTCTTTCATTGTCTCCTTCAATACCAGACACGGCTATAGACACATGGTCAAGAATAATGAAATCACACTTCTCACCAACTGCCATATATCTAATTTTGTCTATCAGTTTGTCACCTTCAAGAGAACCAAAGTGTTCATAAAGAACATAGTTTCCTGTACCCATTGTCTTATCAAAGGCTTCTCTGTACTCTTCTTCAGAAAGACCCTGCCTGTTGATGTAGAGTCTCTTTCCTGCGGCGATTGACATAAGGCCCTTTACAGTTCGCTTTACGTTTTCTTCAAGCATCAACATGCCTACCTTAAGTCCCTTATTGACACCCATATTATAGGCTACTTCACGGACAAAGGTAGTTTTCCCAACCCCTGTTCCTGCTGTAAGTACCGTAAGTTCTCCTTTGCGAATACCCATAGTCATTCTATTTAAATCAATGTCCCAAGGGTATGGGAAGCCTGTGTCATTTTCGTCTTCCTTAGACACAATATCCCATGTGTCTTTGCCGTTGATAATTCCATCAGGCATATAAGGCTTTGCATTCCAGATAGCCTTTATTACTTCGTCCCCTTTACCTGCCAGAAGACACTCATTAGGGTCTTTCATTGGCAAGTTAGCAACGAATAGCTTATTAGGCTTAAGCATTCCTTCAACACTAGACACTGCTTTTCTCCCTGCTTCGTCCATATCGAACATTACTATTACCTGTTCAAAGGAATTAAGCCAGTCCATGTTGGCCTTAAAGACCTTTCGTGCTGAAGACACCCCTAGTGGAATAGACACAACAGGATATTTGTTACCCTGTAGCTGTGATACGGTAAGACAATCAATCTCTCCTTCAGTGATGATAAGTTTCTTACCGCCACCACCTGCCCACTTCTGCTGTCCATAAAATCTTGTAGAAATTTCACCACGAACAACAAATTCTTTATTGGGGTATCTAATCTTCTGGCCTACTAACTGTCCGCTATCATCGTAGTAGCAAGCCACCTGAGCAACACGCCCATTAATCCTCTTCTTAAAGTAACCATATTTCTCACAAGTGTCCTGAGACAACCCTCTGGCCCTTATTGCGTCCAGTGTCATTGTGTCTTCAGGAATTACAGCAGAAGAAGTCACTTTATGACCTTCATTCTCTGTACCACTGTGATAGGTATTACAGGAGAAGCAATAAGTATGCCCATCACTGTATCTTGTTAAAGCATCATGAGACCCACAATCAGGGCACGCAAGATGTGTCTGTACTGCTTCCCCTTCCATAGTTACCATTCCTCACTTTCATCAATCTCAAGCATCACAAAGACTGCTTTAGGATATTTAGCTTTAATAGCTTCCAATGCGTTTCTCTGAGAAGCGTTTACAATAGTTTTCGTATCGACTAACACTGCCAAGCTATGGTCATAATTGTCGAACCATTCACCTGCATAAGCATGTTCAGGTCTTGCCTTGTCTACAGAACCATTTTTACGAACGACAAAATGATACCCTAAGTCGAAATCACCACGCTTAATGGCATTTCGTCTTAGGGTATCAGTGTCCATTCCCTGTAAGTCACGTTTCACAATGTAAATATAGTCTGTGCTATCACGCTTCTTCCATTTTAAATTTTTGAACAAGATAAAATGTCTACTCTCCTTTCTGCTTAGATTTTCTATATACTAGACCTTCAATACCCCTCTTTGGCTCTCTTAGCCACTTATCAGGAATGAATTTATCTGCATATTTAAAGCCATACTTCTCACACCAGTGAGCATAAGTTGTCTTGCTACCTTTGTAGATAGGTGTCTTAGATGAAGAGAAGACAAAGCGAATATCTAAATTTGGATATTGCTTCTTGACAAGCAAGTGCTTCTTTCTGTCTTCTACTTCAAAGACACCTTTTGTCTCTATAATGATACCATTAGGCAACACAAAGTCTGGTGTGTAGGTATGCTTAGATTCTGGAATCAAATAAGGGATTGAATACTCTTCATAGCTAGCAGAAATGTTTGCACACCTTAACTGCTCCGCTACTTTGTCTTCCAATCCTGAGCGGTAAGTAGCATCTACATGCTTAGACCATCCCCCTCTTCTGCTGAAAAATCTCTTCATATATTAGAAGTCTCCTTCGTCCTCTTCTGCTTCGTCAAAGGGAGTAGCTTCTTTGTCTTTAGTGTCTTCAAAAGAGAATCCACCTTCTTCATCACCAAAGCCATAGCCCTTAGCTTCTTTTTCACCATATTCCTTAAGGTCAATAATCTGGACGGCTTCAAGACGCAGTTTAATGCCATTGACAACCTTAGAGACCCAATAAGGAATCAGAGTATAAGCGACACGAGCAATAGTGCCATTACCAATGTTAATCTTCTCTTTGATGGGCTTACCATGAGCGTCAAACACTGGAATAGTCCTAGTGATTTCTTCACCTGCTTTAGTGGTGAAAGAGCTAGCTGTTTTGAATTTGAAAACAATGTCTCCATCTTTGTCTTCACGATAACCAAGGAATGGTTCAGAAGACCATTTCTGCCCCGGCTTCAGCTTAATGGAATGTTTAGCCTTTTCCAGTTCTTCATCAATAACAGCCATAAACGCCTTTGTGTCAATCTCATTGAGCTTAAGCTGAATGGTATAACCTACTTCCTTGCCTTCATAAGTTTCTGGGGTAAAGACATGAGCGAAAAGTACGCTACCTTTCGGAGTAGTTCCCTGTGTGTAATCTCTTTTTCCTGCCATAATTATTCATTTTCTCCTTTGTTATTTGTTGAACCAAAACCACCATTTCCTCTAGCGGTCTTATCTAATTCGTCTACTTCTTCAATAATAAAATCTGGGTCTTTGTACAAAAGTAACTGTGCAATGCGAGTACCTGCGGCAATGTGCAAAGTATCGTCAGTATCGTTGACTAAGACACAAATCAATTCACCTCTGTAGTCAGAATCAATGATACCTGTACAGTTAGCCAGTCTAATTCCATGAATGCCAATAGAGCTTCGTACATGAAGTTCTCCATGGTGGCCTTTAGGGATAGCTACAGCCAGTCCCGTGTGACACGGTACATTTTCACGTGGAAAGAGATTCACATCGTGAGTGATAGTAAGGTCAAGACCACAAGCCCCTGCTGTCATTCTCTGTGGCAATACAGCTTTCTTATAGAGCTTTTTGATTTTCAAAGTTGGTTTACGCAAAGCTAGTCTCCTTATTGTTCTTTTTTACCTGTACACCTCTGTGTTTAAGTACATCATCAATGTCTACAGAAAGCATAGGAGTGCCCCAAATCTTATCATACTGTGCCACATTTTCATCTGCCTTCATCAAAGAAAAGAAAATAGGCCACCCATTAATAGAAGAAAAACCAACACAACTTGCAACTACATGACCCTCAGCATCGGTGATTTTCAGATAAGGTTTAATTTTAGGAATGCTTCCAGTGCCTTCAACCTTAATTACTTCATCCTTATTTGCCTTTTCAAGTGTGCCCCACTCCCCAATAAGTCTGCAAAAACGACAGTGCATGTCTCTCCACTCTTTAGGAATGTGCTTCACTGAAAATTCACCAGTGTCTCCATCATGTGCATATTCATTTTCTTTGTCAAAGCGAACACAAAAGTAGTCACTATTATCAAGGTTACTCAGGGCAATAACTGTTCCAGTGCCAAACAACCTAGAATAGACACGATTTCTTACTTTAATTTTACGCATGTTCCTTCTCTTCCTTTCATCTTTAACCTGCTGTAAATTCAAATCCTTCCCCTAAAATCAATTCATGATAATTAGGGAGTTTATAAGGCAATTCTTTGCAAAATTCTCTCCACTCAGGAAGTCTATGATTATGTCTCTGTTTAACCATTGTCTTAATCTGCCGATAGTTAGTAGTGACACGAGCTGTCAACTTCAGACCAGATGGACAAGAGTAAATAAGCGTCAAGAAATTTTCATCAGTCGGATTTTCGTTGTATCGCTTCTGAAGTTCAATAAGACGATTTACAATAACTGAATCAGTGTGCTTAATACAAGCTGTGTCTAACTGCATTTTAGCCAGTCGGTGCATAGTGGACTGGGAAGACACAATCTGTTGAAAGTGATACCGCTGAAATTCTGTCCACCACTGCTTAGTAGCAGTAATATCCATGGAAATGAGCAGGCCAGACAGAAAGTTGTCATGCCCTTCAGAGCTATCTCTTTTAGCAAGTGCCCCTGCCCTGTTCCAGTCCTGCACTGTCAATTCCTTTTCTGCTACTTCATCGTCATAATGGGCCTTCATGGGATACCCAGAGGCCCTTATAGAATTGAAAACATCGTAGACACGGCAGTTATTAATCATGTCCATTAGCATCACTCTCCTTCTCTAAATGTGTCTTGAGCCTGTTGGCATACCAAATAATCTTGCCAAGGGTAAGAATCTTATCCCCCTTGCGTCCAAACCTTTTGGAATACTTAATGATATTTCCCCAAAGAAAACCTTCAAACTGTTCAGGGGTCATTAAGGCTTCCATGTCTTCGATAGGTTGACTAGCCCCTTCTACGTTGTAATAAGAGGGGTTAGTCAGGTCTTCTGTTTTGCCTTCAATGTGTCTCATGTCTCCAACGCTCCTTGATGTTCAATAGCATTATCAATTTTCATCTTGAGTGTCTCATAGTCCACATAGCCACAACTCAAGAAGAAGTCCCTATCCAATGCGTCTCTTAAGTGTACTTCAGGAATCATTCCAATTTTCTCTACATTGAAAATCACTGGGTCTTCATCGTGGTCATACACGGTCAAGTGGTTAATGTGTCTATACTGACTGCCTACAAGCCGCTTAAGACTGGGCAAGACACGCTTACACTGTCCACACCACTTAGCTGAATACAAGACAAGATACATGGTAACTCACCACCTTTCTTTCCTTCGTTATGTGTGCCAATTAGAAATTGGGTGCCAATTAGAAATTAAAACCAAACATGGTGGTCATGATATAGCCCAGTAAGATAACAACATGGGCATATAAGACCCCTGAAAGAAAATGCTGAACGATTGCATGAGCGTCTCTTCTGAATGCTAGATTGTCTTCACTCAAAAGAGCATAGAGGGTGGCTGTAGCTACAATGACTGCTGAAATGACTCCACCTGCTAACATTGCCATGATGATTCTTTCCATAGTTATTTCTCTCCTTTGCTGATGATAAAAACTTTCTTTCCTTCGTTATGTGTGCCAATTAGCTTACTGAGAAACATTCTCAACTGCCAACCAACTGCGTTGCTTTAGGGAGACACATTGCATGGTGGTCTAAAAGAGTTCTTTAAGATACTAAAAGAAACTAGCTACTAACTATCTCTTAAAGAATACTTAAATTAAGTTTCTTTTAGTATAGTTAGTAGCTAGTAGTTAGTAGTTATCTTAAAGACTCTTAAAGATACTTATAGTCCCCTTCCTTCGTCATGTGTGCCAATTACCTAGTTTGTATTATTGTGTGCCATTAGTGGAACGCATAGAGACTTTTCAATACATTGTTAATATCAAAGTCACCTTTAGTTGGCAACTCAGGCAATTCTTCATTGGTTAACAATTTCATCTCTTCTGCAAACTCAGCTAACACATCATGCTTCGTATACATCTTGACAAAGCATTCACGCACGGTATGAAACAGTCGTTCTGCATCTGCTACAGTCGTTCCATAGCTATCATGAATCATAGCGAAATGGTTTATGCCAGTCCGCTTCGCTTCGCAAACAGTCATCTGCAAGTGGCTAGCGTCCATGCTATGAATGAAGTTGGGGGCTATTGCATTGGCTTGCTTGACACGATTGATTTCACCAGTGCTTTTGGGGGTGTATACCCTCTTGCGTGTCTGAGCATAGCGAATCATAACGGTGTCTACTTTATAGGTAAGGTATGTCTGTTGCACCAGAAGCCCCATGGGAGTTGTCCAAGTGACTACTTGTTCATTATTGCAAACTATTTTAGCTACTGACTGCAACCACTTCATGCCCTCTACTGCCTTGACTACTACCTTGCCTACGGCATTCCATATCAGTTTAGCCATGTATCCTGCGGCCTGATTAGAATTTTCACGTGTCCAGATACCTTCATCAATATGGGGTCTAATTGTGTCTTCCAAAATCTGATTTCTGAATCCAAACTGCTTACTGCCATATGCCAGTGTCATTACACAACGTTTTGTCACCTTACGATTAATTCCATAAGACAACCACCACTGGGCCATGGTCTTCGTGCCATACTTCGTGGCCTTTTTCTTTTCGTCCCATTCGTCCACTGTACCGTGTCTTGCGTCCTCTTCACAAACGGCCTTGACTAGCACTGCAACACGTCCATAAATGTCTTGTGGCTTGTCAGAGGGCTTGAGATTTACCGCTTCTGCCCCTATAGGGTCTCTAAGGATAGCGGAAAAATGTTGTACTTTGTATTCAACATGGGTCGTTACACCATGTCCGTGTTGGCTATTCTGCTCCATCCTTTAGACCCCCTTCTTACCCAATTATCTATGGTATATGGTTTGAGATTATAAAAGTGGGCGGCTTCGGCAACTGAATGAAACACATGTCCTTGACCATCTAGGATTAGATGTTTGCTTTTGTGAGCCGCCATTCGTTCATAGTCCTTCTGTGTCCTGTTCTTATGACTATCAGAAGAACGCTTACTAGCAAGAGCAGGGTGTTCTTTTGCCCATTTCTTACTAGCTTCTATAGCTACTTCACGCATACCATCTGCATGTATTCCAGTGTGTTCCTCTACAGCTCGCTTTCCAACAATGCTTGTAGCTTTTCTTTGCTTGCTTCTATCTACATTTTGTAGATTTCTAGTTACTGTGTCTGTCATGTGCTTCCTAAATTCGGGAAGTTTCCATGGATTAGACACTTGCCCATATAACATTTTATAGGCTAACTTGTCTTCTACTCTATGATAGATACGATACAGCAAGTGATGTGCTAATGCGTGTTCCTTGTGTTGCAATCTTGTCATATTGCTTGCAACATTGGAACCACCTGCATGTCTAGGGATAATATGGTGCCTTTCCCATCTCCCCCATGTGTCTTTCTGTTTTCTTTCTGTCTTTCCTCTCATGCAAAGATGATTGTATATTTTCTTATAGTTCATAATGCATTAGAGCTTGCCAACACTGCTACATGTCACCATGTAGAATAGACTATCTCTTTACCTCTTTTGAGGTAGCTCCCATTTCCACTCACTTGAGTGTACTTCCTTTCGGAATAGTCGTTACACGTTCCCTTAAAGGGCTTCGCTCGGTATTGTCTCATTACTGAGAGTTTCACCGACTTAGAGAGCTTTGCTAATAAACATCACTGTTTATAGGGGCTAAAACTTTTATTCCACCCAGAACACGTTCCATCAAAGGCTACTGGTACACCTGTAATAAATCCAACACATGGGTTATTATGTGTTTTCTTATATGTTACAAGTTTTTCATACTCAAAGCACCACTGAAGAAACTCAAAGGGGCCATCAAGATTTCCCCACCAGTCCAACATGCCTATTGGGTCTTTGGCGGTGTCTAAAATATTCTCATGGTTATCTTTAACCCACTTGATTTCATCGTCAAAACTAACTTTGTCGACACCTGCAAACTCTGCCCCTGCAATTAAAAACCACCGTTCATCTTTTTCAGACTTGAGCGGTGGAACGTCACTAAATTGTAAGAGACCCTTATTTAAATCATCACCTTGCGGACTAAAGGACGGTATGGGATATATGCGTCCCCTGAAGTCAGCATTATGGGGGAAGTAGATTCTATCGTAGCTAGCAAACTTTTCAGCTGTCTTGATAGTCGCTAGCATTCTGATACATCTTCCCTTTCTGCTTGCTTCTTTTTCATATATGCCCCTTGCTTTCTTTTTCCATTCCTTGAGTGTCTCAGGCGTGGGATTAGACAACTTAGGGAGACCCTTGAATGGTTCAAGGCGTGGAAGACCAGCCCTGTCACCACCTAACTTGACTATCTTCTTCACTACGTCAAGCACTTTTGTATCAATGTGCCATGGGGTAGACTGGATAGCATTAATAGCAGTCATGGGGCCTGAAATATCAGCAGAATTAAGGCGTTTCATGTAGCTATTGAAGAAGTAGCCACTGCCATGGAATGCATTGAGTCTCAGCAGTTTTGCATGGGGAGACAATTCACCATAGTAGCCACCATTATTGTAAGCTGTCCATGGCTTAGGGGGCACTATCATAGGGCAAACTGCAAAGGCGTGCATAACCATATTGCTTGAGTTCTTTTCCCACGTAGAAATTAATTTCTCAGAGGGGACAATAGCTTCCATTTCTTTGGTCTTGACAAACACCATCTGTCTATCAAAGAAGTCGCTTGAGTCAATTAAAAGAGACACAAGGTATGTAGCTAACTGACCCCAAAGGTCTTCTGCAAAAGTTGTCCCTGTCCAGTTACTTTTGGTCATAAACTGGATAGCAAAATAGCGGCGATAATAATCACTTTTTCGATACTTGATACCCGATTCAAGCCGCCGTTCTGCCTTTCTATATTCTTCATCATCTTTGTGGTCTTCGAGATAATTTATGAACTCTTGAAGTCTGCTTTCATCTCGCAAGCCTTTTGCAATAAGGGAAGACACATATGAAGTAGTGCTACGTGGGGCGTTTGTGTTGCTCCATGCATTCAATGTGTTGCTTAAAGTACAGGACAGGGCCATAAGACACATTTTATTAACAGTATCTTCAAGGGGCATGAGCGTTGTAAGCCACTTGAGTACATCGGCATAGTTGGGCTTGACCCCTCTTTTAGGTGTGATAGTGTCTTCTACCCAGTTCATAACATTTCCCTTGAATGTAGTAAATAGGTAGTCAATAATGCCATTTCCTACCCCTGTTTCGTGTGCTTGAGTGCTTTCAAGGCGACTGTCTAAAAACTCTTGTGTCTTTTCCATAGCCATGAATTTATACTCATACTCGAGTGCAAGTTCATCTTCTAATGTTGGACTAATGTTCATAATTGTTAACCTCTCTTTCTTGTTTCTTTCTTCTATATGTGTGCCAATTAGTGGCAAGCAAAAAGAGACCCTTGATTTTCAAGAGTCTCTTAATGTTGCCTTAAGGCTACAATAAGTTACCAATAATTACTACAAGTATGCATAAGAGGATAAATTCAACCAACATAGTTTCCTTTCTACTTGTCATTACCGTGGGAAGTACACTAAATCAAACAGGTTATAATTTTCATCAGTGTCTTCTAAACCTAAAATCTCTAAGCATGAGTCATAGTTCTTACTTGCCAACATATCTTCCAGTTCTTCACGTGTTGGGTCATAGTCGCAGAACACATTACAAATATAGTCCATGAGTTCTTCCCCCTTACCATTTTCATCGGCAAGGGCCACAATAGGGCACGAATCAGAAAAATTATTTAACACATCTTTCCATGTGAATGTAGTCGCCCATTCATCTAATACGGTAAGTTCCATGATGTTCTGTCCTTTCTTAAAAATCACATGCAAGGCGTCATAGTGGCAATTAAAGTGCCCTTGACACTTGTATAGACTTCATAAACGCCCCCATTGTCAACCACATGGGTATGATTGCGTGTAAATCTGTACCCATTTTTTCTTAATGTAGACTTAAGTTTACATACGGGGTCTGCAAGTTCTGAAATGTTAACCTTTGCGAGTGAATATTCCGCAACAGGTGTACCGCCTATCCGAAAAAGCGGTACCGCCTTTCCG